CCACGCTCGGCGGCGGTGGAGACGTAGTCAGGGACGTCGATAGCCATCAGAAGGACCGCAGGGCTTCGGAGAAGGAGTCAGCCAGCCCGGTCACTAAGCCCTGGGCGGCTGCCTGCTTGCCCGAGAAGACTTGGCCTTCCATGGCTTCGGCCTTGACCATCTTGCGCTTCATCAGGACAGCGGCTTTAAACTCGGAGTGGATTTCGTCCACGCTCTCTTGGAGGTTCATCATCTGGCCTTCGTCGAGGGTCGTGCCTTCGATGCCGGCGCCCTTGTACTTGCCGGACTTGATGACGACCATCTTGATGCCTGCCATCTTCGCAGCTTCGGAATAGTCAGGGACAGCGAGGTAGACGCCGATGCTGCCGATCGTGGCAGACTTCGAGGACATCACGCGATCAGCGGCGGAGGCGACCCAGTAGGCAGCGGACGCCATCTCGGTATCAGTGTAGGCCATCGTCGGCTTCTCAAGGTTGCGGACCTTGTTGGCCAGTTCCTCGATGCCGGTGACCGTGCCACCAGGGGATGAGACTTGCAGGGCGATACGCGTCACATCAGGGTTCATGGCGAACGCGTCGACGGCGGCAGAGAGTTCATCCACGTCAGCGGCGCCCATCATCTTCTCGATAGGGGTCAGACCTTTGCCGATCACGCCGTAGACCGGGATGACGCCGACACCGTCAGCGGTGACGTAGGGCTTGGGGGCAACGCCAAAGAGCTGCGCCAGCATATCGGTGAAGCCGAACTTCTCAGCCAGGACAGCGTGGTCCTTGGCCTTGGCCGGGTCGATTAAAAGTGGCTCTCTGCCAGAAAGTCCGTTGGTCAAGAATCTCATGGTGTTAAGGTTGAGTAGGGTCGACAGGGGGCGGAGGCAGGTCAAGGTTCTCAGCCGTGGTGTCAGGGATTTGAGAATTGTTCTGACCCTGTTGGAGCCAGTTGAAGCCTGGCTTGTATAGCATCCAGACAGGAATCTTGGCGGCCTTAGCCTTCACAAACCCCGTCATGGCGCTGACCAACGCAGAGCTCGGCCTTGCGCTTGGCGTAACCGGCCAACGCGTGAGCGTGCTTAAACGCGAAGGGATGCCGACCGACTCCATCGAGTCCGCTCTGGCGTGGCGAGAAGCCCGGGCCAACGTGCAGCGGGCGCAGGCCCCAAGGGCCGAACCGGCAAACCTCGACGACGGCTCCCTGGCTGACACGATCAGCGAGCACCGTGCCTTAGTCGGTCGGGCTCGCGGCGTCTGGCAGGCGGCGATGGAGCAGGGCGATACGCATCAAGGAAAATACCAAGCAGCCTATAACGCCTCCCTGCGTTCCCTCGTGCAGCTCGAAGCCGAACAGGAACGACGACTCATCCTGGCTAAGGACTACATCTCGTCGAAGGAAGCAGCCGAAGCCATGCGGGAACTTGCATCGGGCGTGGTCAACCGTCTCGACAAACTCGCCCTCGACGTGGCCGAAGGGTGCAACCCCGAGAACCCTGCCAAGGCCGTCAAGGTGCTTGAGGCTTGGGTGCGCCGCGTGAAGGCCGAACTCTCCGCCGTCGATGAACAAGAGTGACCTGCTCCGCATCGGTCGGGACGTGCTCAAGCCTTCGGACTCGGGCGACATCGTCGACTGGCTGGAGGACAACGTGCACGCCATCCCTGACTCACCGATGCCCGGGCCGTTCCGATCAGAGCGGACGCCGTGGATTGCCGAGGCGCTACGCATCGCCGCCGACCCTGAGACCAAACTCCTGACCATCCTCGCCAGCATCCAGTCGGGCAAATCTCTCTTCGCTCGTCTGTTCACTTGCCACATCATCGCCAACGCTCCTGGTCCGACGATGGTGCTCCAGGCTACCGACCCCGAGGCCAATGACTTCGCCCTGCGTTACCTCCGCCCGGTGTGGGCCAACTGCCCGCCGGTCAAGGCCCGCATCTCGCTCGACGACATGGACCGCTCGACGACGACGGACTTCGACCGCATGACGCTTTACTGCCGCGGACTATGGAACGAAGGTAACCTTCAGCGACTGTCGCTACGCTACACGATTGCCGACGAGTGCTGGATGGCGCCGCCTGGTCACTTAGCCGAACTGAGCGCGCGCGTCACTGCGTTCGGATGGATGGGCAAACGCATTTTTATTTCTCAAGGCGGGAAGTCTGGCTCCGAGTGGCACCAGCTGCACGAGACAACCGACCAGCGCGACTGGAATTTCCGCTGTCCAAAGTGTGACCACCTTCAGCCCTGGGTGTGGGAGCAGATCAGGTTTCCCGAGGACGCCAAGGTCAGCGGGTCATGGGACTTGCACAAGGTCAACGCCGGCACGACCTACGAGTGCGCGTCCTGCCGCACCTTGCTCCCTGACACGAACGCCACGCGCATAGAAGCCAACGCTCGCGGCACATTTATCGCCACTGCTTCCTCCATCAACGCGGGCCACATCGGCCTGCACTGGAACGCCCTTGCGACGATGAGCTGGGGCGAGCTGGGCGTGCTTATGCTCAAGGCCAAGGAGTCGGTCGACCAATACGGCGACGATAACGCCCGGATGCAATTTAAGCAGAAGCGGCTGGCCATGCCCTGGTCAGAAGAAGGTGGCGAGATGGTGAGCACCGCCGAGTCGGCAAACTACAAGATGGGCGACGCGTGGGACGCCGAGGCCATGATCTCGCCAAAGGGTCGGGTCATCGAGCAGACGGACGCACCGCAGGGGAGCATCGCCTTCCGCACGATGGGTTGTGACGTACAACGAGGACACTTTTTTGTCGTCGTTCGGCGCTGGGCTAAGACCGGGCATAGTCGGCTGCTTGCCTTTGCCCGCATCGAGACTTGGGACAACGTCGAGGCGTTTGCGAAACAGTACGCGGTCCACGCTGCCATGGTCTTCGTCGACTCGGGTGACAACACCTCGGAGGTCTACCGCGAGTGCGCCAAGCGTAACTGGAAGACGGCCAAGGGGTCGGGCTCCGAGGACTTCGCGGTCACCGATCGGGACGGGAAGACGAGCCGTCGCTACTACTCCGAGAAGCAGGCCATCGTCGTCCCTGGCATCCCGCAGCGGGCCATCCTCGTCTCTCACTCCAACCTCGCCGGCAAAGACCTCCTGCACGGACTAAGAGCCCGCAAGGTCTGGACCTACGCCCTAGACGCCGACCCCGAGTACGTCTCGCAGCTGAACTCCGAAGTACGCGTCAAAGACCGCCGCACGGGCAAGGCGCACTGGATACTTCCCCAGGGCAAGAAGGACAACCACGCCCTCGACTGTGAAATCCTCGCCCTGCTGGCCGCCGTCCGCTGGGGCATCGCCGGGCGGGAAACTACCGAAACCGACTTGCCTCAGAGCGGAACATGAGCACGCTATCTGCAAGGGTGCGCCGTTCGGTGTTGCAAGAAGGAAGAAGCTTGTGGCGTGGGCTGGTCGGCGCACCCCCCTCTTCGTTCCAATCTGGGCATATCTAAATGGCCTCTGGACTCTTCATCGGACTTACGGAGTGCGAACTCCTCGACATTAAAGCCAAGGCTGTGGCCATGATTACGGAGGGTAAGACGCTGATGTCCTACTCCGACTCCGGCTCATCCGCGTCCAAGCAGTTCGCCATGCCCCCGAAGGAGATGCTCTCCGAGGCAATGTTCGCCCTGAGCCGCCTCGACCCGCCACCTACGGACGCGCACGACGGTCATCTCGACCTCCTGGTCTACGCGCCGCGACTAATCTATGGCCCCCCGCAAGACCAAAGTCCCCACTGTCAGCCTCCGCAAGCCCGTCCTCAAGGCGGCTGCTGTTGCGCCTGCGCTCAAGCCACAGGCCGCCATCATGGACACTGGCACCGGCAGCGGCTTTGGTGGCAGCTACTCCGGCTGGCAGAGCACGATGTTCTCGAACGCCCGCCGCGCCATCTTCGGCCAAGCACCGGGCGACCTACGCCAAGACCTGACGCCGTGGAACCGCATGGCGATGATCCGCAAGTGCCGATGGGCAGAGCGGAACAGCGGCCTGTTCAAACAGATTCTCAATGACATGGTGCTCTACTCCGTGGGCGATGGCATCAAGGCCCAGAGCCACGCCAGCACCCCGGAGATGCAGGAGACTTACGAAGCATACTTCGCTGAGAAGGCCAAGCGCATCGACATCACCAACCGCTTTTCATTCTATCAGGCTCAGGCCATCCTCCTGCGCGGCATGATCCGTGACGGTGACTCGTTTGCAGCGAAGGTGCGTAACGGCGCCGGTGATGCAAAGATTCAACTGATGGAAGCCCACATGGTAGGAGACCCCCTCGACGAGAACGTGGTCATCCCGGGCATCCATGACGGTATCGTCTACGGCCCTTTCGGTGAGTTCAATGCAGTGTCCGTTCACAAGGCAGACGGCAGCTCTCGTCAAATCTCGTCTCAGTCAATCATGCACGTCGTCGACCATGAGTACGCCAGCGGGTGCCGTGGAGTCCCCCTGATGCAATCCAGTATTTTGAGTATCCAGGACTCCATGGAAATCCTAGCCTTGGAGAAGCAGGCGTGTAAGGACAACGGGGACGTCGTACGTACTATCTCCAAAAACGGCGGAGTGCTTGATCAAGACACGGCCAACGAGCTCGGCGCACTGAACACCCCTTCCTACACCTCCATCGCAAACACGATGGGCGGCAAACTCCTGGTGCTCGACCAGGGCGAGTCCCTCAACTCATTCCAGAGCAACCGCCCCAACGCAACTTTTGTCGGATTTATAGAAGCATTAAATCGGGACATTTGTGCCGGGGTCATTCCATTTGAGTTCTGCTCCGATTCCAGCAAATTAGGCGGAGCTACTGTAAGGCTCGTAACCGCCAAGGCTGCTCGCGTCTTTGGTAAGTATCAGAACGTAATGATTGAACAATTCTGCGTCCCGACGTGGGGCTACATCATCGGCGAAGGTATCGCTAACGGCGACCTGCCTGACGACCCGGACTGGGCTCGCGTATCGTGGACCACGCCAAAGAGCGTGACCGTCGACGCTGGCCGCGATGCCGCTAACGATCGCAACGACGTTGAGATGGGACTCCTCTCGATGAGCGAACTCTACAGTCAAAGGGGCCTCGACTTTAAGCAAGAGACTCAAAAGCGCGCCGCAGATATGGCCTTCCTTATTGAGGAAGCCAAGAAGGCTCAAATCCCTGTCTGGATGCTCTACAAGCCCGGCTTTAATTGGCTACAGCAAGGTCAGGCCAATTCTCAAATCCCTGACAGCACGGCTGAGAATCTCGACCTACCTCCGCCCCCTGTCGACCCTACCCAACCTTAACCCCATGCGTTTCCTCACCAATGGCCTCTCGGGCCGCGAGCCTCTCCTCATCGACCCGGCTAAGGCCAAGGACCACGCTGTCCTGGCTGAGAAGTTTGGCTTCACCGATATGCTGGCGCAGCTCTTCGGCATCGCCCCCAAGCCCTACGTCACAGCGGACGGTGTCGGCGTCATCCCTGTCTACGGCGTGATCGGCAAAGGTCTGACCCCTCTCGAGAAGATGATGGGCGCCGCTGACGTTGACGAACTCTCTGCCGCCGTCGATGCGTTTGCCATGAACCCAGACGTGACGCGTATCGCCCTGCAAGTTTCATCCCCTGGTGGCACGGTCACGGGCATTGAGGAACTGGCGAACAAGGTCCGCAACCTTGAGAAGCCGACGATGGCCTACACTGATACCGAGATGGCGTCCGCTGCCTATTGGGTTGCCTCCGCCGCTGACCGGGTGATGTCCTCCAAGTCTGCCACGATCGGCAGCATTGGCGTCTACCTAGCCGTCCCTGACTATTCCGAAGCCGCCAAGATGGCAGGTATCAAGATGGTCGTACTGAAAAGCGGAAAGTTTAAAGGGGCTGGAATTGAAGGCACGACCCTCGACGAAGGCCAGATGATGAACCTTCAAGAGAGCGTGGACGAAATCCACTCCGAGTTTAAAGCCGCTGTCCTGATGAAGCGCAAGATGGTCAAGGCCGAAGCAATGGAAGGCCAAGTCTTCTCCGGCAAGCAGGCCGCCGCCCAGGGCTTAGTGACCGGGCTGGCTGACTCCTTCTCCGAAGCCCTGCGGTCCTTCTAAGTTTCCAACTCCCGCAAACTCAAGATGACCATCGAAGAACAATTGCTCGAAGCCTCGGCTGCCCTCTCGGGCCTCACCGCCGAACGCGATGACCTCCGTGCCACCGTCGAGAAGCTCACCGTCGGCGCCGCCACGGAACTCGAAAGCCTGAAGGTCGAAGCCTCCGTCAAGGACGCCTCCATCGCCAGCCTCACCGAAGTCGTCAAGACCATCGAAGCCGAAGCCGCCGCCCTCAAGGTCGCCGCTCTCGAAGCTGAAGCCGCTAAGGTCAGCGCCTCCAAAGAGGCCGCTAAGATTGCCGCGTCTGTCGGCGTCACCCCGGTTGCCCTTCCCCAGGGCGACGGCGCTCCTGCCGAGGCCGTCAACCACTACGTCGCTTTCATGGCCCTGCCTGTCGGGTCCAAGGAACGCAACGCCTACTTTGAGGCCCATCGCTCTGCGATCATCAAGGCCTCTTTCTAATTTCCCTCAATCCTACCCAATCCTAACTATATAATAAAATGGCCAATACCATTACGGCGTCGCCGGCAGTCCTGTCTGCTGGGGTGCTCTCAGCATTAATCAACAAGTTGCCCGTCCTCTCGGGTATCTCCTCCGTCTTCTCTGCTCGTCCTGGCTCGTCCGGAATGAGCATTGTGGTGCCACTTATCGGTACCTCCAGTGCAACCACTTTTGGCTCTGGCGGATACCTCACCCAGGACGACGCAAGTGTGACCCAAGTTTCTGTCCAGCTTGCCCACTACAAGATTTCCAGCCGCTTCACTCCTTCTAACCTGAAGGACTACGGCGCCGACTTCTTCGTCAACAACTTCGTCCAGACCGCCTCTATCGGTCTCGCTCAGAAGGTCATGGACCTCATCAACGCGCAGATCACCAACGCTAACTACAGCGTGTCGACTGTCTCTGGTGCCGCCCTCTCGTACCTCGAACTCGTTGGAGTCCAGAAGACCCTCGACGACGCCAAGGCCCCGAGCCCTCGCTACGCCGTTCTGAACAGCACCTACATCTCTGACCTCCGTCAGGATACCACGATCGTTGGCAACAACGTCCTCGGTGCCTCCATCATCCGTGATGGCGACCTCGGTGTCATCGCCGGCGCCCGCATCTACCAGTTCGCCAACCTCGCTACCAACTCCGAGAATCTCGCAGGATTTGTCGCTGGCCCGGACGCGATTGCGTTTTGCAGCGCCTTGCCTGACTCTGAAGGCATCCCTGGTGCGGAAGTCTCGAATGCTAATGACGTCGGCACTGGCCTCGGTGTTCAGGTGCTCGTTTTCATGGAGCAGAGCGGCTTCCTCAATATCACGGCGACCCTACTCGCGGGCTGTGGCGTTGGACGGTCGAGCTCGTTGGTGCGTCTGAAGACCGCGTGAGCACTGCGGCCTAAGCCGCAACTTAAAGGGCTCCGAAAGGGGCCCTTTTTTTGTGCCCAGTTCCCAAACGGGGCATTGATAGGATGAGCCTCTACGGAACCGAACTGTTGAACGATGCGAAAGAAATGACCGCAGATTTCGGAGTCTCCGGGTCGGCCAACTCTGGCGCTATCACCTTTCAGTGCCTTATCTCCGACCCCGCCGTAATGACCGTCCTCGAAGCAGGGGGGTATATGGAGCGGACCCAGTACTCGGTCAGGATGCCCGCTGTAACGGCCTCCTGGACCCTGCCAGACGGGTCTAATGGGTCATCGGCGGCCCTACTGTCGGCAGGTGTCCCCATCGCCAGCCTAGGCCAGGGGAAGAAAATCGTCGCAGGCGGGAAGACCGTCCGCATCACGACCCAGACGCACAAGCCCGGGTCGGCATGGATCACGCTCGTCGTCATCGACGATAACCAGTAACGCCGTGGGTCTCATTCATGGAGATGTGCGTAGCTTTAACAAGGCGCTGACCGAGTTCGCCAAGGAGGTCGGCTATACTATCGAGTACGCTGCCCTGCGTGAGGCCGCATTGATGTGCCGCGATGCAATCACATTTACCCCTCCATTTGCAGAAGGCGGCGGCAAGGGTGAAACTAAGCAGGCAGAGCTCGTAGGCAATCGAGCCGTAGCCCGTGACCTCAATACGCTCTTTGTAGGCGTCAACGATAAGACTCGTGTGGCTGGCGCCATGCACCTGAACAACCTGGCATCCTCTGCAAAGATGCGTCGATATGCGGATTTTACCGTTGCCCATAAAGCGGCCCAAGACTCCTCAATACGCTTTCAGTCAGATGTCGTGAATAAGATTGTTCGAGACTCGGATATTATCCGGGCTTACGGTAAAGCTCAGAACTTCTTTAACGCCAGCCAGGTCAACCTAGGCAACAAGGTCGTTGAAGATATTGCTCCTATCCATCGCCGGTACAAGTATACCAGCAGACAGGGCAAGACGAAGATCGTTAGAAATCAAGGTGACTATCTTGGTAAGTTCCTTGTTCAGTCTAAGTCTCAGCTTAACGCGTACATCAAGGAGCAACAAAACCTAGTCGGTAAACTTAAGTCCGGCTGGTGGAACGTCATGCAGTCCCTTCCTAAGCCAAAGAAGAAAGGGGTCGAACAGAACTTCGGCCGCAAGGGCGTCGCTAACTACGTCAAGAGGTTCCCTGGCAACGCCATTCACAACGTATACACAAACCCATCTGCGGTCAGCATCCGTTTCGGCAACGCCATCGGCAACGCTGGCAACAAGGCCACTAAGAACAACGTTGAAGGGCTTATCTACGCTACTGCTTACAACCGCATTTATCGCGACTTAGAGAACTTCCTAAACCGAGACGTGAAAAACTTTAACAACGGCTCAATCCGTTAAAACTTTATGGGCACTGCATCTATCCGTCACATCGTGGAATCCACCGTCGCGACTTACCTCTCGACCCAGACCGGGCTGACCACCGTCACCTTCCTGACCGGGGACAACAACGCCACCCAGACCTTACCCAAGGCCGTGGTACTTTGCGACTCGGCTAAGGCTCCCAACGACCTCCCCGAAGGCGAAGGCAACTTCTCCTGCTCGGTCCGCATCACCCTCTTCTCGAACGCCGACGACACGACCCTCGCCGATCACCGCCTGCGCTGCGCTGCCCTGTCCGGCAATATGCGCGACCTGGTCTCCATCAAGGCGGCCTTCACGGCCACTGGGGACGCGTCCTGCTATGACGTTACCATGCAGTCCGAAGACGAAGGTATCGATGAGCGCTCCTGGGCGACCTCGTTCACGTTCGACCTGCTGGCCGTCTTCCCCGCGTAAGGTTACCAAACCGAGCATATTCAAATGGCCGCCATCTCTAACGGAACCACCTGCATTTACGGCATCGCCAACGGTACGTTCGGCAATCTGTTCGTCCAGTCCTACTCGCTCTCGTCCTCCTTCAACTCTGAGGCCACGGTGGTCGATGAGACTGGCCTGACCAAGACCCACCGCCTTGACGACCGTAAGTCCGAGCTGAGTGTCGAAGGCATCGCCAAGACCTCCAGCATCCCGGTCCTCGGCGCCGTCCTGACCTTTACGCTGAACACGCTTTCGGCCTACCCTTCGGGCTCGGCTTCGGCTTCGTTCGTTGGCACGATTACCAAGATTGACGACAAGGGCCAGAACAAGGGCTTCACGACCGTCTCAATCACGGCTATTGATTACGAAGGCATCACGCCTGCCTAATTGACTTAGCCCCAAGTGGGCTACACTAGGCGGCATGGACAAACGGTTCCTCTCTGCCTTCATCGACCCGGCTCCCTTTCGGCTGCTGGGTCGTTCCCTTTACCCTTGGTGCCTTAAGTACCGTGTGCGACTGATGGCCTTCGACTCTCCGCTAGTCACCGGCTCTCGCGGCGTGACGCCCGCCGACCTTATTTTCGCTTGCCAAGTGTGCGCCGAGGAACCCCTGGGCGAACTGGGCTGGCGCGATCAGCTGCGGATGCTGCACCTCTCTCGCCGACCTGCCAAGTTCGAGGCCATGCTCGAAGCCTTCTCCGGCTACATCCTGGTCAACGACTGGCCCAAGTTTTGGGAGAAAACCAAGAAGAGCAGCGGAGGAAGCAAGGGCGTGCCCTGGCCGCTTTCGATTGTCGCCTCACTGATTAGTGCAGGCATCGAAGAGCAGCGAGCTTGGGAGATGCCGGAGTGTCAGGCCATCTGGCTTAACTCCGCCCTGGCTATCTCCAAGGGTGCGGACGTGGCGATCATGTCGCCCGAGGAGGAAGCTTTCATGGCCGAGGAGGAAGCCAAGGACAACGCGGCGCCCGCTTCCAATCCTGCAAAGGAAACCCCCTGACATGGCCCAAGAACTGACAGTCAATATTAAGACTACCTCCGACGTCCCGCAGGCAATGGACAAGGCTAAGGCCGCCACCGTGGGGTTCGGCAAGCAGGTCGACGACATTGGCCGCAAGTTCAGCATGGCCTTCAAGGACATTGCCTTTGCTTTCGTTGCTCCGCTAGTCCTCCTCAACTCGGCTATCTCGGCTATCTCTAACGCTATCGCTAAGGCCAAGCAGGACACAAAGGACATCCTAGACTTTGCCGCCAAAGGCACATCGGTCTTCGCTGACAAAGGTGCAACCGACATGGCCCGAGCCGCCGCACGCGTCACCGATACTTCAAAAGAAAAGAAAATGTCCAAGAAGCAACGCGAGGAATCGGCTCAAGCGTTCCTCGATGCCGGCGACGAGCAGGGCGTCTTTGGCGACAGTGAAGCGAACCTGGCGCTTAAGCAGTACCTTGACGAAGGCGAAGGCAAGGGCGGTCTTGAGATGGCACGACGTCGTCTTAAGCACACGGCAATGTTTACTGGAGTGAGTAGCATGGCCTCAGACCCTGAGATGCAGGACGTGCTGTCGCGCCGTGCTGCCTTGTCTAACGAACGCGCCGCCTCGATGGCTCCTGCTGATCCTGCCGCCGCTGCCGCCGCCCAGACCGCCGCCCAGAAGGCATCCGACGATGCCGCCAAGGCCAAGGGCACAACCTTTAAAGGCCCCGAGGGCTTCTCCAACGTCGTCGGCGTAGGCGCTAACCCGGTCATCGAGGCCATGACCATGCAGCTCGAAGAGACCCGCAAGCAGACCGCACTCCTAGAAATCCTAGCCAACCCCGGCGGCGGCGGAGTGCCAATCGACTTTACCAAGATTGAACAGACAACCATGACCACCTAACTTTATGGCTATCGTAATTAACGGCGACCCCCTAACCACTGCCCTGCTCCAACCTGGCTGGACGGTGGTGGCTGACGGCTTCGGCCTCAACACCTCGACGACTGTCTACAAGGTCGACACGACTTTCGACATCGACGCGTTTGCAGTAAAGGGCAGCGCACACCCTGACGCCGCCTACTCCTACCTCAAACTCGACAAGTGGAAGGTCAGCTGGGACATGCTCGACATCGCCACGCTGACAGTGGACTACGTCGGTATCGACACGGCATTAAATAGCGGCGTGCGAACTAACCCTAACACCTCCTCGGCTAACGGCCTGACCACCGAGAACCTGACAACCCATCCGAACTTCTTTAACCTCGACGCTGCCTTCACGACTGGCCCGATCGCCGGCACGTCTTACGTCCAGTCTGACCTTGGCCCATTGGTAGAGATTAAAGACCCGGTCGACTTTGTCACTCAGGTCATCTCCGGCAAGACCATCATTATCTCTAAGAAGCAGTCCTACATCGGCGACAACGGCGCCTGCTTTGAGTCCGAACTGGGTGGCCGCTTTATCGGCTTTGTCGACCCGGCCTACCCCAACTATTTTGGCAAGACTAACTACCTGACGAGGACCACAAGCTACTCTGGAGTCATGTACTCGACTGTACTCGGAGACGTGCAAGCCCTGCTGGCCTTACTCAACAGCGCCACCGACACGGACTCTTGGGGCATCTTTGCGCTGCTTCCCGCGTGGGCTCCGATCGGCGTTGGCAGCGGCGGCGGCAACGTGAACCTTCTGTCGCAGGTCAACGTCGAGGAGTTTGGGGCACTCTACAAAATCATGTACGAGATTAGGTATTCAAAGGTCGGCTGGGACTCTTCGGTCTACACCAATATCTAAGCCATGAGCATCCAGCCTGGGAACGGTTATAACTTCGTAGCCTCTAGCCAGGGCATCTCCTTAGACATCGATAAGCCGTGGACTCCCCCCATCGGCGACGCGCTGGTCTTCGCCCCCGATTTCGTCCTAAGCAACTCAAGTCTCCCCGAGCAGCTCGTCTACGGTGAAGGCACTGGCGGCATCCCTTCACCCTTTGAGTGTCAGATCGTAAGCATCAACGGCCAGCGCTTCCTCCAGATCGGCGTGGGCGCCATCGGCTACACGGCTGGCCCGATGCCCATCATCAAGTCCGGCGCTGATACCCGCATCATGCAGGCGTTCGCCAACAAGG